GCTGAGCTGTATGAAGGTGAGGAGCAGGGCTTTGCTGGCCGATGGAACAAGCGGGTGGCATACCCGCCGACCCCGGCAGTGACGAAAGGACGACATGGCCGCAAGTGATTATGTGACACTCGATCAGGTCAGAGCGTATGTGTACCAGTCGCAAGATGCCGACGAGGATTTGTTGATCCGCATCACGACCAGGGCGGCGCGGATCTTCGATGCGGCGTGTAGCCTGCCGGATGGGTACTTTGCCCAAGGGTCGAGCGGACAGACGGCCAGCATTCGCTATTACTGGGGCAATGGTACGGATTACCTCAAGATTGATCCGTACCTGCCAAGTCCCGCGCCTATCGTCACAATGCCGACAGGGTTTGCGGTGCTGAACTGGGTAGAGGTCAATCCGTACAAGAACAGCCAGCAAAATACGCCGGGTGAGTTCTTTTTGTCGCGGCGATACGGCGACGATTACAGCAGCTTTGCGGCCCTCAACGAGCGACGCGATTACTTCTTCGCGGAGTTCAGCAACCAGGTGGATTACGTGGGCTGGCCTGCTGGCATCAGAGTTGGCGTGACGGCCAAGTGGGGCTGGGATAAGACGCCGGAAGAGGTGCAAGAGGCCGTGCTCGAGACCATCGCCAATATCTGGCGCAGCAAGGACCAAGGCTTCGCGCGGGCCGTGGCTATCGATGGGATTGCCGTCATCAACCAGCCGCTACCACCGAGGGCGCAGATGATCGCGGATGGCTACAAGGCAGGAAGGGCGATGTTCGCATGAACTTCTCTGTAACCATTGATGGCGTGGAGCAGTCACGACGGGCATTCCAGTCGCTCAATGAGACTGTGCGTGACTTTCGCGAAGCGTGGCCAGAGATTCATATGTACTTTCTCCGGGCGACCCTCGAGGAGTTCGACGCGCAGGGGGCCAGAGGCGGAGCAGCGTGGCAGCCGCTATCAGAGCGATATGGCAAGTGGAAGGCGAAGCGGTATCCCGGCAAGCCAATCTTGGTCAGGACTGAGCGGCTCCGGCGGTCCTTCTCGCTTGCTGGCCAGAAAGGCGGCGATCAGATCTATGATGCTTTGCCAGAATCGCTCACCATTGGATCGGCGGTGCCTTATGCGAGGTTTCACCAGCGCGGGACAGCAAGAATGGCAGCACGGCCAATTCTGCAGCCTACGCAGCGCGACATAGACCGTATCGTCTCGAGGCTGTTTCGCTTTGCTGAGCGCGGGGCCAGAGATGCGGGCTTCCAGACGCAATCACGTGCACGTCTCACACCGGGGGCTGAGTAATGGCATACACGACTACGAGGTACAGCGCAGAGTTCGGACTTCGGATACTGGACAACATCCAAGCATTTCTCGAAGCGTCAACGGCCACCGCGATTGCGGAAATTGATGCAACACTGCGTGATTTTACGGACTTCCGGACGCCGACCCCGATCGTGCTAAACTTCCCCGCTCTGTTTGTTTCGACCAGCAATGAACAGCTGGAGCAGTCGGACGATGACTCGCATATCCGAGGCCGGATCGAGTTTTTCATCGACATCGCGGTGGATGGCGTCGACGCTTACACGCTTCAGCGGACCATCTTAAAATATACGCTTGCAGTTGACCGAGTGTTGCGCACGATGACCGTTGCCGACCTGCTGGGCGGTGTCACCACGTCGACGGTGACAGAGCCAGTGTGGGAAGTGACGGAGCATCAGTTCGGAATACTTCGGCAAAACGACACAATTTACCGTCTGGATTCTCGCATAATTCTGGCGGTGCAAATGTTGGAGAGATAACAATGACAGCACGTGAAAAAGCTATGACGATGACTCTTCCTCCGTTGCCGTGGACTCACGAGGCACTTGGTGAAGAGATGTATTGCACGATTGCGCGTGAGCTGGGTTACTTTGATCCGCGCAAAGAGAAGAAAGATTATCGACCCTCTCTTGATCCGACGCCGTTCAAGGATCTGATCAAGGCAACCTCAACGAAGAAGGAGAAATAACCATGGCCGGAACCGCAAAGAATTACGATGCAAATGAAATAATTCTCGGGCCTGCTGACGTGTGGCTTAATGTCGCGGTTCCGTCAGCGAGTGCGCGAATGACCCTTCACACTGACGGCACCCCGGATGATGTCGCCAATCCCAACGCCATCCATCTTGGTATGACTGTTGGTGGCACGACGTTCGAATATGTCCCCGAGATCCAGGACTTTTCATCGGATGAGCTGACCGCTCCGCACCTTTCGCGCATCATCACTGAAAGAGCCACGCTTAAAGGCGAGTTCCTGCAGGTGTTTAACTGGTCACTGCTCGAGAAGATGACCGTGGGCGGCACGAAAAACGTCAACACGAATACGTCTACCGGGTACGAAGAGTTGACCATCGGTGGACTCTCGACCATCAGCACGTTCAGCGTGGCCCTGATTGGTCAGGACATCAGCGGCAGTAGCCAGTGGTGGGTGGTCCAGCTCTATAAGACTTTCAACCGAGCTGGATTCAACTTCACCGTGACGCGTAAGGATCAGAGCCGCGCCCCATTTGAGTTCAACGGGCTGGCCATTACCACGCGTGCGACTGGCGACCAGATCGCGAACTTCTGGCATCAGGGCGCGGCGAACTAACAGCAATCATTGAGAGGCTACAATGAGAGCAAGTGAGTACAGACAGAAACGCCAGACAGTAGAGTTGACCGGAGAAATCACTCTACCGTCTGGCGCAGTGTTTACAATGCGACGTCCACCGCTTGATCTGTGGATGGCGGCTGGACGTATCCCGCAATCGTTCCTCCGCGCGATGCTCGAGGCGCAGCAGGGCGGCAGTAATGCCAACGTGCAATTCTCGCCAGAGGAGACGATCGAGGGATTGAACTTTCTGGCCGAAGCGGTGGTCTATTCTTGTGTAGAGCCACGGGTGGCAATCAAGTCTGACGACTCGGACGTGTTGCTGCTGTCCGAGCTTGAAGCTGAAGACTTTCGTTTCCTGACCGGCTGGGTGCAAGCAGGTAGCCCTGGCGTTCCGGTGAAGACTGAGACAGGGGAGGTGCAGCCCGAGAAGCTGCGCCGGTTTCGTCAGAAACGACCAGGGGGAGGCTTTGTTGGCGATAGCGATGACGGCGGCGAAGTTCGGAACGAGGCCGAGCCAGCTCTTGCGGCTGGATGATGCGGGAGTGGCATTCGACTTCGACAATGCCGCGGCGGTCAAGCTTCAACAGTGGGAAGATGAGCGGATGGCCGCAATGTGGGGTAACGGTGGTGAGAGGCAGGTAATACTCGATGGCGTTAGACCGTGACCAAGTAGGACTGCTCTTCAAAATCGATGTCAACTCGATGGACGCTCGGCAGCAGCTCGAGCTATTCCAAGGCGTCGTCCAGGGAATGGCCGCGGAGACCTCGGCGCAACTGTCACGAGTGGGGGACCGCTTTCGCCTGTTTGGTGATCAGGTCAGAAATACTGGTCAGCAGTTATCAAACACGTTTGGCGATGCGGCAAGAAATCAGCTTGCTGGATTTGTGGGGCAATTTGGTCTAATCGGTGATGCTGCGGCGGGAATGATCCCAAACTTGACCGGCAGCGCGGCGGCAATGGCTGGCGTAGCAGGTGCAGCGGTCGCGGTGACAGGCGCGTTGACCGCAGCCGCTCTACAAACAGCCAATTATGCGGGAGCATTAAACGACCTGGCCGACGTGAGCAATCTCGAGATTGATACGCTGCAAGGATTGAATGCAGGTGCTGCACTGGTTGGCGAATCGTTCGAGTCTCTTACTTCAACCACGGTTGTATTTCAGAAGCAAATTGAAGCCGCCAAAAAAGGCAACGAGGACATGGTGGCGACGTTTCGCGCACTTGGCGTAGATCTTAACGGATCTGTGGATCAAGCGTTTCGCCAGACCATCGAGCGGCTGGCCAGTCTCGAGGACGGGTCACAAAAGACCGCATTGGCTACAGAGCTGTTTGGCAAAAAAGGCATTGATCTCCTCAAGATAATGAAGGAGATGGATGGCTCTTACGCAAACCTGATTGATAAAGCAGACGAGTTCGGCGTCAAGTTGTCCAAAGAGCAGGTAGAGGCCGCTGACAAGTTTGGCAAGCAGCTCGACATTCTGAAGATCAAAGCGCAAGGCATTGCTTACACAATTTCGTTTGAGGTTGCTAAAGCATTTTCCGACCTGAAATCTTTGATGGACTTTGGCAGTGTCATTGACCAGTTCCGGCGCGTGTATATGCCAGGCACGGTCAAAGCTGAAGAAGATGCTAAACGTGCAGCGGATCAAGCAGCGCAAAGCAAAGCTCAAGCTGATGCGCAACGTCGTGCAGATGTTCAAGCTGATTTTGAATTTGAACAGATGCGCGAACAGAAGCGCAAAGAGTTTGAAGCAAAGCAAAAAGAAAGCGCGGGAAGACAGGCTGCTCCACGGCCAGCTCTGGTCAATCTGCCTTCTGGCGATGCCGTCGCGCGAATCTATGATCAGTATCTGGCCAACATCAGAGCGCAGGAGCAGCGTGTCGAGGCCGAGCGCGAACAGTTGCGGATCGCGGCACTGGCCGACGAAGAGTCACGCATTATCGACGCCCAGCGACGAATCGAAGAGAACATCCTTCGGGTACGCTTGCAGATCGCCCAAGGCACAGAAGGCGCGTTGGCCGAGCGTGTGCTGAATATCAAGCTGAGCAACCTCGAGCAGGAAGCCACGGCGACAAATCGCAAGTTGCTTGATCTGCAATCTCAGCGTGTAGCGCAAGAAGAAGCGTATGAGATGGATCGAGTCGCGCGAGTGCAGGCCGCTGAGGAGCGCATCCGGGCCGAGGCGCAAGCCACGCATGATCAGCAGATGCGGCTCAACCAGGCATTGCAGGCGATGTTTGCCGAGGGGCAGCGGCAGCGGATGGAATCGCTCGCGGCTGACCCGTCATCGGCATTGTCAATCTTTGGCGTGCAAGGTCAGGCTGCAGCGGATCAAGGCGCAGGTATCTTTGGACAGATCAGCGCGTCGGCATCAGAGGCCATTACCAGCGTCTCTCAGCAGCTTGGCAATTTTTCGTCAATGATGGTTGACGCGTTTGGCGCGGTGGCTAATGGACTACAGCAGATCCTCGCCAACTTTATTTTGACCGGACGAATTGGTGGCCAAGCATTCAAGGCACTGGCCGCGCAAATCATCAGCGCAGTGGTTGCACAATCTGCGGTCAAAGCGATCTTTGAGTTGGCAGAAGGTTTTGCGGCCAATGCACGAATGGACTTTGTTGCAGCGGCACAGCATTTCACCGCGGCCAAGTTCTACGGGGTTGTGGCTGGAGTTGCAGCAGCGGCATCGGTGGGACTCGCGGCGATTGGCGGCGGTGGTAGTGGCCAGAATGGCACGATGTTCCTTGGCCAGGATCGCCAAGCAGGGTCGGCCGTGGTTGAGCAGGGAGGACGGCGCAGCAGTGAGCCGCAAGTGATCATAATCCGGGCCGAGACTGAGCCTGGGGTGATGGTCAGCAAATTTGTTCAGGACTATCGATCAAATGGTGAAGCGCGTTCCGTGCTTCGTAGAGATCTTTTAGGAGAATTTTAATATGGCATCAGAGATGTACGGACTCGCAAAACAGAGCTTGCTCAGCCAGTCGCCATCAATCGACTTTGACACGGACACAATCAAGATCGCGTTGGTGGGTGCTGGATACAGTCGCAACACGGCGACTAATGGTGATCAGTATTACACGGCCTTGGGAACCAATGTGGTTGGCACTCCGCAGACGCTGGGGAGCAAGACTGTTACTGGCGGCACGTTTGACGCGGCAGACGTCACTTTTACCGCCGTGACTGGAGCACAGGTGACACAGCTTGTGCTGTACAAAGACACTGGAACGGCCAGCAACTCGCCATTGATTGCGGTGATTGACTCGGCGTCGACCGGTCTACCGATCACGCCAAACGGCGGAGATATCACAGTGAGCTTCGACAACGGCACCAACAAAATCTTCCGGCTGGTCTAATGACGCAACCAACGCGACACTGGCAAGCCTTCGACCCAGCTTGGTTTGAGAAGCATCAAGCCAAGCTGTTGTGGGTCTGCAATGCGCCGATTATTGGGCGACTCGCTCGGCGTGTGTTTCGATTCAAGCATCCCCTACCCCTTGAATTGATTACGCCAGATGCCGCGCATTTTCGTCAGGATGACCGTCAGTCGATCGCAACCTTCTTCACCTATGCACGGCATAGCCAGCAGCTTTACAGCGCACTAAAGCCGCTCTGGTGGCTGATGCATTGGTGGGATGAGCTGGTTGCGGATCGATGGATGCCGGAGCTGTCGTTCGGATTTGACCAGCTGACGGTCTACACCGGTGATTCAAATCTGTCTGTTCAGAATTTTGATGGGACGATCCGATCAGACGCGAATCTCTACAGTGACGCACGCAATGGATCTGGTGATCTGCTATACGCTACGCTTGACTCACAGCTAATCGTTGAAAACAGCAAATACGGCACCAGCCCTGCGTTTACCGTGCATCGGATGTTTGCCAAGTTTAACTTGGCCACGATGCCAATAAACAACGTGGTGACAGTGGCAACGCTGAAGATTGCGCCTATTGCGCAGTTTCAAACTAGCGGGTTTAACTTTGAGATATACCCGGCTTCGATGTCAAATAGCAGCACTGATTTACAGTATGCTGATTGGACAAGCACAACATCGCAAAATACATCGGATCGTTTGATCAACGTTCAGTTTTCGTCTGTTGGGCCGATTACGCCCATTGATTACCGTACATTGACCTTTGGCGCAACCGGTCGCGCGTATATCCAAAGCAGAGCAACGCAATATTTGCCCCTGGTTGGTCGTCACAGTCGCGACGCATCAGGCACTTCTCCCACCACGGCCAGTTACGCAACGTTTGCATCAGCGGAGAATAGCAACGATCTTCCGCTCCTGCTCGAGGTGACATATGCTCGAGCGATTCTCCCCAACGGCCTGGCAGTCACGGCGACCTTTGGCCAGCCTACGCTTGTGGGTACCAATCCTGTTGTGAAGCTAAACGGATTGCCGGTGACGGTCGAGTTTGGTCAGCCTGCTCTTCGTGGATCTGCGCAGACCGTCAATTTGAATGGATTCACGGTCACTGTTACGTTTGGTCAACCGCGCATTCCGATCATTCAGCTCAATGGTTTGCCAGTAAATCTTTACTTTGGCACTCCTCGCTTGCCGGTCATTCAGCCGTCAGGATTGCCGATCAACGTGACGTTTGGTGAGCCTGTTGTTGGTCGCGGGCGCATCGTGCAGCTCAACGGGCTGGGCGTCAATGTCACGTTTGGCCAGCCTTCTATCACAGCAGTGACGCGCACGATTGAGCCGCAGGGTATCCCGGTGACGGTGCAGTTTGGCTATCCCGGACTTTCTATCCCGTACCCTGACGGCACGCTGTTTTCTGGGCCATATATCGCCCGTTTGATGGATCAGCCGATTGATTACGGGGTTACGCAGTACGAGTTCGAAGATGGTGGTCTCGCGGTCAACGTGCAGCCCTGCGGGGCGCGTCGCTGGGTGCTCGAGTATGAGGGCCTGAGTGCTGCTGAGATCACGCAACTGCGCAACCACTACAACGCGATGCGGGGCCGATCAAGCACGTTCAACTTCTACCATCGTCGTGATCAGGTCACGTATACCAGAGTACGGTACGTTTCTATGACCCTACCAGCACGAGAAAAGGCGTGGAGCAATGGAGCGTCGGTCATATTGGAGGCGTTGGCATAATGGCGATCAATAATCCCACCTGGATCAATTACCAGAATACGATGATCAGCGGCTCCACTGTGATGAATGCGAATACGGGCGCAGATGCTTGTGCTCCTAACGCGATGTCAATGGGGACGGCTGTAGCCACGACGTTTAACGGGTTCGCGACTTTAGCGGACGAAGACTGGGAAATTACATTTGAGCTGGGCGGGCGTATGCCAAACGGTCGAGCGTATCTTGGTCTATGCTCTGCTGATGTTGCGTTTATTGACAGCGTGCTGAATTTCGTCAACTGGTCGCATTGTATCTATATCACCACAGAAACCTGGTCGACAGGCACGCCACCGCATCCCGCAAACTCGGTTTACATCTACGAAGGCTCGTCAACGCCGAAATACTGGGTAGACGGGATCTGGCTATCCAATGGGCAAATGATCGCCATCCGTAATCTGGGCGGTGTGTTGTGTTACCACATCGGCGACCGCGTGATTTACCGGTCACTGACACCACCTGTCTATCCCATCGAAGCATGTGTTGCACTGGCCTGCTATGACATGGAAGTGATGAGCCAGATTATCACTGGGCCAAGTGTAGGCGTGGGAACTGGTGAGATTGCGCCGGGGCCATCATTTGGATCTGGATGCTCTGCTCCGTGGATATTTCCCTCACCGTCAGCTTTGCCACAGCCACCGTTGGCTAATGCTCCCATCCCGGTACGCTTCCAAGAGACCGTCACGGATTGGCGCGAGTATTCACAGCGATTTGCCAACCAGGTCAGCGTCAGCAACACGCGATTGACCGCACCTGTCCGAATGTTTGAAATCGAATGGGACGGGCTGTCGGCCGAACAAGCGGCTCTGCTGGATCAGCATTATGACTCGACCAGCGGCGGCATCAAGTTTTCAATGACGGTACCGCATACCGATGAAGTCGTGTTGAATTGCCGATATGCCTCCTATACTCGCGGGCCACACACTCGTTACTGGTCGCAGTCCAGGCAAGCAACGATTATTCAACAGGCCGTGTGATAGAGTGACATTATGCAGACAGTTTCACCGACACTATATCAGATCCTTCGCGCATCAGATCGAGACTTGGCTCCGGTCGATCTCTTCGAGTTTTACCCGCCTTCAGTTACCGATTTGATTCCCGCCAATGCCGAGCGTCGCTTTGCGTCAACTGGATTGGTCTGGTACGGCTGGGAGTATGAGCAGCAGGCGATCAGTCGAAGCGAC